CTTGTGGGGAATTTGTTAGTGCGGAACCCACAAACCGCAGAACCTTTCGATAGATGTTCCTTCTTAAGGAGCGACATCACACCTAATCAAGCTTTTTGTCACCTCGTTGTCGAGAATGTGAGCCTGATATCCTGGTTTTCCGATGGCACACTTCTTGGAGATTGAGTTTTTGACAACCCAACCCTCAAGATAGTCGATCACAGAGTCCGCCGCACTAGAGTACACGGACACGAGATCTGCTAAATTGCAGCCATACAACACGTTCAACCATTCATCAAACACACCAACTTCGGCGACCTTGGCATTAGCCACAGACAATGTGATGCCCTCTTTCCCACCCATTTCGTTGATCTTGACGACACGGTCATCAAAATAGGGGGTTTTGCTCATGTTCGTGCCTGACTCGAGCAACATCTTACCTACGATCGGTACGTGCCTATGTTCATACGCAGCAGACATATACTTGCCTGCCATGTAATCTGCGTCACTAATATTCGTGTTGTAATTCGCACGAATATTCAGTTTTGCCAAGACTCGTCCAAATTGAGGAATTGGATGACCACCATTACTATCCCGGATGTAACGCTTCCTGTAGAAGGTTGCATGATCGCGAGGAGGCAGCACAACCTCAGCCCTCATTCCACATTTTGGAGCATCCTCCAAAATGTGTTGAGCCAATTTGCCACTGCTCCCGCGACTTACCAGTCCCAAGTAATCATCCCCCCCATGCACGTTCGTCGACTCCTGTATGCCAGCATTTTCTATACTGGCACACATGATTGCCATGCCTACGAAACTGTTGCCAGTCGTGGTTGGCCCCTCCCCTGACCAACGCTGACCTTCTAAACGTGCGGATATGCCATACCGCGTCCACACGTTTATGCTTGTCTGTTTCGCAAACTCCCGGACGAACCACAAAGGGGCTCCCAACTTCTTGTAGAATAATGCTTCGTACTTGCGCATTACCCCACTCTGTGACCCATCATTGTTCTTAAAGTCACTTTCAACAGCCTCTCCGGGGCGTGAAGTGATGATATCGGCGAGTCTGTCGGACGATACACCCGGTGCATACAACACAGTGTTGCCACTGTTGCGCGGGTTCTCCAGACTAAACACCTCCTTCATACGCTTCGATAGTTTGTCAACTACCGTACCGACCAAGCAATTATACATATCAGTACCCTGATACACAATCCTTGGCTGCGCCCCGTGGCTCTTCAAAAGAGCTTCCTGCTTGGCAAAAACGTGTTTGCGACCCCCGTCGTAGCTCATCTCGGTGCTGTTGGACAGCACGTCAGCCAACCTCATCGCCTTTGCTGGAGCACACTTGCGAAAGTATGCTTCATAATCGTCCAAGCCGAGCCGCATGACCGGCATCTGCTCGAACTTACTTGACAATATGGCACATCCGCGCGCGAATGTGCTGATATCGTCTATAGAAGGGGCGTTGTCGCACCTCTTCTTCATGG